CGTGCGGCTTTCCAGGCGCCACTCAGCCACTTATTCGCGCGCGCGATCCGCGCATCCAAGCGGTAATCGACCACCGAGATCCCGTGATACATGAGCCCGTAGCGCAAGCCGGTCGCGACGTCCGCCGTCGACCAACTCGCACCCGGGTGCAGCATCAGCAGCTTCACCGCACCACCTCGACGAGGTAGCCGGTCGTTGCCGGCGGCGTCTGGCCTTTGAATCCCATGCACTCCCAGCGGCGCAGCATGTCGAAGGCTTGCTGGCCTTCCTCGGTCAAGGCGCAGGGGGTGATCTGCACGGAGGCGAAGTCCGTAAAGAGCAGCTCCCAGCCTTGCCGCGTGAAGCGCCAGTAATCCTTGTAGTCGTCGATCGGATGCTCCACCCACCAGAACGGCGAGGTGACAAAGAGCAGCCCGCCCGGCTTCACGACCCGATAGAGCTCGGCGACGGCCGCGAACGGGTTGACGCAGTGCTCGAGCACCTCCGTCACGATCGCGACGTCGACCGAGGCCGTCTCGAGCGGAATCGCGAGCAGATCGCCCTTCACGTCTTCGCCGTACTGGCCGAGCGTGAAATAGCCCGGACCGATCCAGCGCCGCGGGTTGTACACGCCGACGTCCATCACGCGCCCGGTCATCCGCTCGCGATTGCTCCACAGCCAGTGTTCGAGCTGCACGCGATGCGGATCCGGCACCATGTCGTGCAGGCCCGGGGTGTTCTGGGACCAGTCCAGGAGATGGGCAATCGGCGCCGATTCCGTCAGGCCATAGAGCAGGACGTCTCGGCTCACGCCTGCACCTGAAAGCCCATCTGCCGCAGCATCTCGGCCAGCCGCTGATACATACGCTGGCGACGCCGCATCACGATCGGCACGAAGATCGGCGGTTCGGGCTTCGGCATCTGCCCGCGATTGGCGCCGCTGTTGGCCTGCCGTGTGGCCGTGCCGAACTCATAGAGATGGGAATGGCGCGCGCCGCTTTTAACCATGCCAACCAGCACCGTGCTCGAAGGAAACTCCGTCCGCACGCCGCGTACGAGCGCGCCTGATTTCGTGGGATAGCGCAGCCGGATCTCGGTCGCGGCGCCTTCAGTTTCTTCCTTGACGATGGCCATACCCTGCTGGCGGATCTGTTCTGGCGCAGCGGTGAGTTGACGCACCAGATCATCGAAGCCGTTGAGGCGCACGCTGGCGCTCATGGTGTCTTCACCTCTTCGCAGAGCAACACCAGCCATTCATGCCGTTCATCGAGATCCTGAATGCCACGGACGAAGAGGGACCGGCCCTGATGCGTGATCCGCGTGTTGAACGTGATCTGCGGGTGGTACGCCCCTTCCACTTGGAACGTCGTTTTGTTTTCATCAAACGAACTCGGCGATCCCGGTCGAATCGCCGCGTACCAAAGTGACGGATTGAACACCACTGGCGTGCCGTCAGGGACAGGATCGTCTAGGACCACCGGGTGCACCGTCAGACCGCCGAGCCGCTCACGCAGCGTAAGCAATGGTCCACCCACGGATGAATCTCTCGTAGGCACGCTCTTCGTCGCCAGTCATACCGCGCCGTTCCCAGAGCGCCACGAGCAGAATTCGGATCGCGAACTTGAGGTCATCCGGCACGAGCGCGGGATCCGTCCAGCCCGCCACGAACGTCACCTCCACCGCCGTCTGCAGTCGGAGATCGCTCGGCCAGGACGCGCTCGTCGTCAACAGCACCCGTGGCGGCTCAGACGCTGCATCCAGGCGGTAACTCGCCGCCGCGAAAGTCGCCGGCACATCCAGGCTGTTGTAGGACACGATCGACGTCACCGATTGCACCGGCGCCATGAGCAGCGAGATCGGGCCACACGGAAAGTCGTCGAGCGAGAGCTTGACGGTTTGCGTCAGCAGCTTCCGGCTGGTATCCTGTTCGACCTTGGTCCGCGCCGCGCGAATCAGATCGCGAATCACCGCGTTCTGTTGATCGTGGGTGATATAGAGCCAGTCTTTCGCCTCTTGCAGCGAGCACGGCTCTACCGCTGGAGGTATCGTGACCGCCGCGGCCCAGTGGGAGTCCGGCGGGGCCATGACGCCATGCCCGAAGTCGGCCCAGTACAGTGATTCGCTCATCCCTTACGCCGTGTCGGCCGTGGCAGGACCGCGCGCTCTGACGCCTCTGCCGTGGCAGTCACCAGATCCTCTGGATTCGCCAGGATCACAGCAGACCCAGTTTTGAGCGCCGCACGAATCGGTGCGGTCACGCTCGTGATGTCAATCACTTGCCCAGCCTGAAACGGGAAGTCCGGATTGTCCGACGGCGTCGTCTGCAGAAACTTGACCCGCATCACGCCGTGCCCTCGATCGGACTCACATAGACTTCGCTGACGGACGTGGGTTGCGTCACCGGCCGTTTTCGCGGCTTGTACTGAATGACCACCAGGCTATCGATCGTCGTGGACGTGCCCCGTGTGACCCGACATTTGATGAATTGTTCTTGCGTGTTGAAGATGTCCAGCATGTGCTGGTTCTTCACCGCATCGTTCACCAACGACCCCAAGAGGTCCGCATAGGCGCCGCCAGATGTCGTTTCCTGCCGTGCCCGAATGTTGTTGTTGGCTGCCGGCGTCCCAAGGCGCACGATGAAACAGATCCCGCCAAAGCCAGCCATGTCGTACGCCGCACTGTCAATGGTGGACGTCCCGGCCGCCGTGGGGGCTTCAACCGTGATCTTGAAATCGTCAATGAACATCAGGACTCCGTCTTGCGATGCCCGCGTCTGTGATCGCCTTGTTGAGACTATCCGCCAGCGTCTTGATCTTCGCCACCGTGGCCGCCTCGCCCAACCACCTGCGCTCGCACATACACATGCACTGAAGCCATGCGACCGTCCTCCGCATGAAGAACGGGCTGGAGTCGAGATGGCTCCAGCCCTAGCGACTTACGCGCCCTGGATGAGGTACTTGACCGGATTCGTGCCCGCGTCGAGCAGATCGCCGTCGTGACGCGAGAGTGCCAGGAACGCCACCTGGCCGAGCAGCGCGAACAGTTCGTCGAGTCGCACCACGGTCACATCGCGTACGTCGCGGATGATGTACTTGTCGAGTTGACCGAAGATCACGGACTTGGTGCCCGCGCCCGTCGGCGCCATCGATTGATTGATCGAGTAGGGATACCCGAGAATCGTGTCCGGTGCGCCCACCGATAGCCCAGGCACCCAGAGCGGCATGCCGCTCGTATCGCCGGAGAACTGCAGTACCTTGATCTTCTTGATGATCTTCAGAGCTGAGTCGTGCATCATGAACTTGGCGTTCACGCGATACGCCGGATCGACGGTGTGCTCAAGGTCAACGAGGTTGTCGTAGGTCACGACCTGTTGCGAGGCCGTCGTGATCGCGCTCGACGTCGCCGCAGTGACGATGCCGTTCGGCTGGGAGCCGGTGCCCGTCGTGAAATGGTCGTTGGTGATCCGCGCGATACGCGTCCCGAGTGCATCGCCGAGGAACTGATTGGCGTTGATCGACGTGTCCTGGAGGAACTCCATAGAGGCCAGGATGTACTTCGAGCTGTATTTCCACGCATCGAGCACCAACTGACCGAAGGTCATTTCCAGCTCGGTGGAGGTCACGTTCTCACCGATGATCACGCCCTTATTCGCCGTGTCATTCGTGGTCGGAATCGGTAGCGGCCCACCCGTTGCGGTGCGGAGCACGGTCGCCACCTGGCGCATGCCGCCGTAGGCCAGGAGCGCCACTTCCAACGACCGCATCGTCTCGTCCGCAACCGTGTAGCCGCCGGTCGTGGTCGTGGACTGCAAGCCGGTCAGGGCCGCGCGTTCCTCGGCCCGCTTGTCGGTCCATTCGCGGATGTCTTCGCGGCCCGCCTCAAAGCCGTCACGGATCGGCGTTTTCGCCTTCATGGACGTGTTGGCCAGGTGGAAGGTCAGCCGCTTGGAGTCGACGTTGATGCCGCAGCGGCGGGCGTTGTCGCGCTGCTCTGGCGTGATGTCCGCCATCGGGGCGCCAGCCGTCATCCAGGATCTGAGGGCTTCGCCGCGGTCGTAGTCCGTCACCTTCCCGCCAGGCCGGAAGCCGTTGGTATTCTGGGTGCGCTGTTCGGTCTGATTCGGCTCAGCCCGACGCCCTTGCGACTCGCTCAGGCTCAGTTCGACCGCGTCCTGCTTCGCCAGCATCTCAACTTGTTTGTTGATCTTCTCGATGTTGGCATGGACCGCCTCAAACTTCGGCTCGTCTTCGGAACGGACGCCATCGTCCCCGATAAACGCTTTCGCCTGCTCGGCGAGCTCGCCCTTTTTTTGAAGGAGTTCTTGTATGGTCATCGGCCTTTCCTTGTTCGCCTGGAAAGGCCGTGCAGACACAGAACGAGCGCAGCCAACAGGCGATACGCTCAAAACATGTTGAGGTTCGCCGGTCGGGTGCGCCCTGAGAACCGGGGTGCCCCGTGCCTAGTTGTCGCCTGGAGACGCGTCGAGAACCAACGCGCCGTCTCGGCTCAAAGTAGTGCCCGCGAGTGTAGCACGGCCAGTCAAGCCCCAGGCGGCTAAATCCTCGAGCACTTGTCCCGCGCGATGCGTCCAAGATGACTGCGCGATACAGGCGCGGAGATCGGCGCGATCGGCGTCGAGTAGAGGCGGACGCCTCAGCCATTCTCGGATGAGCGCTGAGGCTTCGGCAGGCGTGATGAATGCCGGCACTAGGCACCCGAACACGTCGCCGATCTCCGGTCTGTGTTCACTCACTTGAAAGCATCCGCACGCCGCCAACTCATACGCGCGCGGGTTCAACGATTCTGCCTGCACCCAGTTGTCTGGCCGGTCAGGGCCAACCGCGCGGAGCGTCGGACGATCGGGGCCAATAACGGGGAGACGGCGGTAGAGGTTGAGCCCGATCTTCGCGCGCCGATACAGCGCCGCCGCCATCAGGTTAGAAATCGGGCCGTCACTTTTGATGCAGGCTTCGACCTCCGGCTTGAGCCCAAGATCCTTCCAAATGCCGTAGAGCCCGAGATCGATCCCGGTCCAGTCGATGGCGTTGAAGAATGAAATCCGCTCGCGCACACCAGCACCGACGAACACTACATCATGCGCTGGCACCGACGCATCAAGCGGTTGAGGCGTCACCGTGTGAATCGCCGGATGCCAGGCGTGCGGCAGATAGGCGACGTGCTCAGTCACCGCACGGAAGGCCGACAGGCTCGCGCGCTCGTGCGTCCAACAGCCGGCCACCTGACGCGCGACCGCGAGTTCTGCGGCTTCCTCATAGGGAGATTCGGTGAACAAAACTGTGACAGTCACGCCAGCCTTCAGAAGCGTGTCAACAATGTCAGGCCGCCGTATCGCTGTAACGACAATCGCCACGACTCCGCCCTGCAACTCGCAGACGTCGACACCATTCGCCCTCAGCCCATCGACGAGCCCGATGGCGACATCCCCTGTGCCCCATTTCGGCCCGCTATAAAACACCGCGATCTTCATACCGTAGCCTTCCGCGCCACTGCGTAAATATCACACGCGATCGGATTGACGACCACGCGCACGTCCGCAAAGTCGTCCAGCCATTGCCGCAGCACGCCCTCGGTCACGGTCGCGTAGTACTCTCGATCGAGGATCACCATGCCGTCGATCATCGTGACAGGTGCATCGGTCGCCGAATGCGGCGCACGGCCAACGCCAGCCGCCGTCACGATGAAGACGCCCCCGGCTTGCAGCATCCGATAGGCGTTCCGGCAGATCGCCTCCGCCTGTGCGGTATGTTCCAAGACTTCACAGCACACGACACAGGCGGGCGGCGACGGCGGCACGTAGGTCGCTCCATCCGCCACGACGTCCACGCCTCGGCCTGGGCGCACATCCGTACTGATATACGGTTCCGTAAACAGCTTGCGGATCGAGCCGTTGATATTGAAGCCGCCGAGTTCCACAACCAGCCCGGGCGGGCGATCATGGGCGACGGATTCAACAAAGGCGAAGGCGGCCGCGTGCATCAGTAGGCTGTAGCGCCCATCGTCGCGATCGGTTCCATCTGCCAGAATGGCATATCGTAAAGACTGATAGTGATTGCGCCACCTTTAAGCGTTGAAGACGTTCCGATGTCGTCTCCGCTTAAGTGTCTCCTTACGATTGGCTGCTTAGCTATCCGCCGTGCCAACACTAGTTCAGCATCGAGCCGCTCCTGCTCGTAGCGTCTGCGCGTTAATGGGCTCCACACCGGCACCGATAAATCTGGCGCCTTTGCGCCATTCGCTATACGAGTGCCATCGTGAGAACCACATAGCAGGGTTCCTTTTTTGGCGGCATTCGAACAACGCCGCTCGCCACGAAAACCCTGACATTGAGTAGCCATCGGGCGCGAGAATGGAGCCCGCCAGCCCGTAAGCCGCTCTTGTGTGATTGGCAGGAGTCGCCGTTGCTGAAGTCGCCGTTGCTGATCTAGATCCCACGCTGCAACGTATCGTCGCAATTCATCAGAAGTCATAGCGACAGTCGGCTGCGCTGCT